ATTATTCCATAGCATTAAAACTATCTTCATTTAATTTTGATTCATTGTCTATTAGTGATACTATAAATAACGCAAACAACAAAAATATTAAAGTATTTATTGATGCAGAAAGTGATAAAAATAATGAAATATATCAGGATATATCTACAGATTTATTATTAAAACATCAAAATGTTTATAAAACTTATCAAATGTATAGAAAAGATTCTTTAAACGTATTAATGAGTGATATAATTAAATGTAATAAAACAAATATTCCATTTTCTGGAAAATTAGTAAGAGGAGCGTATTGGAATACGGAAAAAAATGATGGTCATTTATTTATTAAAAAAGAGGATACTGATGAATCTTATAATCAAGCTATATTAAATATTAATAAATTTGAATTTAATACACAACCAAATATAGTATTGGCAACACATAATGAGAAATCAATATATATAGCACGATTATTAAATAAAGATTTATTTGAATTTGCTCATCTACAAGGTATGAATGAATGTTACTATAATAATATTTGTAACACAAGTAATGTTTATGTTTATATACCATATGGTCCATATAATGAAATGATACCCTATTTGTCAAGAAGATTATACGAAAATATTGATATGTTAAAATACACAATTCGTTAATATAATTCAGGGTTATGGTAATATGTTCTGGCTGAGTAAGTATTGATAAATTGTTATGTGATATACATCCTATCCAATTCTGGAATGCTTCCTTCATCAAATTTATTTGTATAATTCACTTCGGTAACCTCCAGAGTTTTTACTTGCTTAATTACACATTCCTTTTCTAAATTAGGTATTCGTAACGTATAAGACAAATATACTCTGTGTTCATTTATACTACAGATTATTATATTAAAAAAGCATTTCACGTAACCAGTTACATAATATTGTATTGTTAGTGAAGGTCTTGTTAATAACATTCCATTCATTGTTTGTAGTAAACGATATTTTGTATCCTTGTATTGAGTGTTTTTGATTGTTTTTGATATTTGCATACAGTTGCTTGAATATATTTCTAATTGTTGATTCGTAAATGGAATCGGCATAGCAGGATTGTTTGGTTTTAAATGGATATATTTTAATAGATAATGACATACACAATCTGATAAACGACGAATAGGAGATGTAAAATGACAATATTCTGGAGAACCTACCAAGTCGTGTGGCTTTACAGTTGAAATATAATCTGCTTGTATACCATTCACAATAATTTCATTTAATAATTCTTGACCCGTTATTCCACTATATACCGTATTTAACCATTCACTTGCAGAACATATACGAAATATACCTACACCTTCAAAGTTGATTTTTAAATATTCTCCTACAAAAGAATTTGCAAATATTGCAAACTCTGCTATCATTTGTTTCATTAAAATCTCTGTTGGGGTATCGTGATATAAATACATTGATTTCTCGTCATATTTTACATAAGAATTTGATACTTCGTTTAAAACGACTCCTTTGGTTTTTTCACTCCTTATTTGGGTAAGTGCTTTACTTATCTTAATACCATTTGTTAATACTTCATTCGTGTGATATAATTCTCCTGCTTTTGCATAGCTTAGTGCATTATTTTTGTCTACTTTGATTTTTGTAAATAATAATTTCACATTATTTATTGGTTTGTATGTTTCTTTTTGAATCTCAGTCAAGATAGTAATTGCTAATTTTTCATTTCCGTATTGATTCACCATTAAACTCGCCTTTTCCATGATTTCTTCTGGAATCATATGAATCGGTTTTTGATTAGACGGATATCGGGTCACTATTCTATTTTCTATGTCTGTCCATAATAATGAATCGGGATTGATATGCTCAGTCGGGTCGGCTATATGTATCGCTAAGTATAATTTATCATCTTCGGTATATATACTAAACGCATCGTCTGCATCTTCACACCCATCTGGGTCAATACTATATATTGTATGATTTGTCATGTCTACACGTTCTTGTACATTATACCTATGAGGTATTTCGTTATTTCCTAATAATGTTGTATCTAATATACTGTTACGTCTTTTACCATATAAAGGTTCAATTGTTTGCTGATAATAATCCATTTTTATATTATTATCAACAGTTATTTAAATACTTTTACTTTCGCTTTTTATGAGTTTTTCTTTTTTTTCCACCTTTATTAAGTTTAAATTCACCATTTTCATCTAAAAACTTGCTCATTACAACAGCCTTACTTGGGATATCAAGTTGTGTTCTACACATTTCTTGTAAATATTCCTTACTTATATCGTCAGGAACCCCAATAGTTTCTCTTCCTTCTATACTGGCTTTACAATTATCTTCATTTAACCATTCGGGGCGTGGGTTCTCTTCATCGTGCCCTCCTCCACGAGTTTTTCTTCTACGAGCTGTTTTTCCGCGGCTTTTTCTTCTACGAAGTGTTTTTCCTCGGGTTTTGTTATTTCGTTTGGCTAAACCTTTCATTATAGAATATAGGTAGATAATATTGGTTGTGTTTAATATGATGATATTTCTTCTTAACAATGTAAAAAATTGATAGAAAATATATACAATATGGATTTTAAAAAATGTAACAATTAAATGAATACAATGAGCAAGTCACCACGATATTTTGAATACGCGTCTAATGAGTATCATACTGTTAATCAGCGTGAGAAAAGTTTGGTAAGTAGGTATGGTGTATATTCTGATTACGATGAGTGCGATGATGTATGTGAGAGTTGTGAAATAAATACCCCACAATATAGTTGCAACAAATGCGGTAATGGTATTTGTGAAGACGAAAAATGCTCTATGCGATTTCCACATTATTCCAACACAACATACTTTGTATGTAAACATTGTGTTGATACCATTTCACGGAGGTTGATTATACAGATTGATTTGGGAAAATTGGAATTACTGAAAGAAAAAATACGTACTGGAACAACATGCAACTCTGTATGTTCTTCCAGAACAACGAGTAGAAGTAGTAACTGTAGTAAGACAATTAGCACCTTAAGTGATATTTCTAACACAGATAGCGACGAATTTCATGTAGAAAACAATACAAAAAGTAGTAGCAGTGATGAATTTATGGAACTTGCAAAACAAATGATCTTCGTATAACATAAAACATAAAACATATAAAAAATTTATTCCATATACTGTAAGTATGTTAATCAACTTTTTTATTGATAATCCACTACGATATAAAGAAATAGAAAAATATCAATATACAGGATTATTTTTTACTTCATTGTATGTTATTTATAATATTTATTATGTAACCAATCTTGAAGATATAAACAATATCTTGTTGTATTATTTATTTATTGAAACATTTTATTTACCATTTTACAAAATGGATACAATTATTCATCATGTAATAGCTATGCTTTTTGTTGCTTATCCAAAATTGTATTCTATCCCGATGGAACAAATATATCATCATAATGTTACCTTTTTAAAGGTTGAAATGAGTAGTATATTTTTATGTAGCAGTTACTTTTTTAAAGAACAAAAGAGAATATTTGATAATAAGTATATCTCATATTCTCTACATATAAGCAATGCATTATTTATTGGGTGTTTTTTTAAATATCGGTGTTATGAATTTATTTACCAGATAGGCTTTAATCCAGATTTTTATCAGGATATGATTGTAAATGATAGCATAAGCAGTGAAATATATGTTTATCTTACAATGAGTTCATTTATGGCATTAAATTGTTATTGGTTTTACAAAATAATACTTGTTATATTTAAAAAATAAAATATCATTAATATATACTATGCCAGGTGTTCTTGTAGGTATTTGTTTTGGCTCAATATTATTATGGTTTGTATCTGAGAATAGTTCTGTATAATAATTCATTGGATAATATTAATACATTTCTCTATCTCTTTCTCTATCTCTGTTGTGTTGTTTTTCTCTATATGATACACCGGGTGATATAGGTGCATGTAATGATGACCTTGACCTCATTTCTTCTTTAAGATCCTTCATTTCTTTCGCAGATTTATCTTTACTTCCTTCGTCTTCGTTATTTGCAGTTTCAATTTCAAATTCGGTCATTTTTAACTTTTTATACAATGATTCTAATCTGGTTAAAAATGTATTTAAATGCAATGAATGATTATTATCTGTATTATTTTCTCTTTCTTCTTTCATTTTATACAAATTACCAGATAATTCAATAAATAACCAAATTTCTTGATTAATTTTAGTTTTGTAACAATTAAATAAAAAATATTTTTTATCCCATTTAAAAAAACTGATATAAGATGTTGTTAAACTGACAAGCAATTGAGATATCCAAACCGCCCAAAATATTGTATAATAGTGAATATTATCTCTATTGCTATTTATAGATAATAAAGCTGGATTTACTATTGAACATGCTATAATAAATATTTGGGTATGATTATACCATCGCGATATTGTATTATAATGTTTGGTACAATATGTTGAAATTGTTTGAAAACGCATTAATATTAAATTTTTTTCATAATTATTCAATGTTGGTATTTCTTTAATAATTTCATAAATTTTATCAAAATCCTTTATTACTGTATTTTGTGTACAACATACAAATATATTCTTACAATAACTTGCACAAGTTAAACCATATAAATCTTTTGTGTATAATTGTACGTCATTTTCGTATTTTTTTTGTGCTTCTAATAATTCTTTATTCTTGGCTATAATAAATTTTTGTTTTTCTAATTCCATATAATCTCTTTCTCTTTCAATTTCATCATAACGTTCTCCTATTGACATTTCTAATTTTCTTCGTTCTACTGATTTATGGATATCATCTTCCGATATTTGTAATAAATCCTTTGCTCTAATATTTTTTAAATTTTTTAAATGTTGTATTACTGTGTATAAATCCATAAATGAATAACCATTATTACCTTGTAATTCTACATGTTTTAAATATTCGTTTAAAAAAAAGTCTTGATTCGTACGTCGGGGGTTTATCATTTTGTAAAAATTATCATATGATATTACATCATTTTTGCTATATTTATTGAACTCTGTTTTTAAGTTATTAAACTCTTCTGACGATATTGATTTATTACTTATATTTAGTTTTGAATCAAACATATCCACTGTATCATTTGATAAAAAACGATTACACATAATACATTTCGTAGCCATAGGATTATTTTGAAATAAACATCCTTTACACATTTTTTTATCATCATCATTTGTTCCATCAAATGAAAGACGTCTATAAGATGTAGGTCTACGAGTAGCATTAAATGGTTTCATAGTTTCTGTTTCTACGTCTTTATTTGGTTCTTCTTTTTTTTCTTCCTCCAGTTTTTTTGTTTTTATGTTTACGTCTTCATCAGTATCTTCATTTAACTCTTCTGCAAGTTCATTATTTAAAGCATCCACAGTATCTGTATTATCCATTTGGTTTTCAATATCTGGCTCTAAGCTGGGTGACTTAATAGAATCTGTTGATGAATTTGTATCTTCTTCCATATAATATTATCAATATATTTTTTATAATATTATATAATGTTTATTATATTATAAATACTGATATAAACATTACACATCATACTATATGTATAAAACTTATTATGAATCTATATCGGGTCGTTATAGTTGACCGGAACTACTCAAAACATCTATTCTATAGAGTAGAAGATAAGAAAGAATTAGATATTAATCAATATCCAGAGCTAAAAAACATTAATCCATTAGATAAGAAAATGTTTATGGATGATATTTTTACAGTTGAAGAGGATACATTCAATCGGGTTAGTTCTATTGTAAGAACATCTAAACAAATTGCTGGTGTTCTTATGTTGGAAAATAACAAAACATTTGGTAGAACGGAGAATAAAAAACGACTGTTGTATAAATGTATACCAGATGACCGTCATTTACCTGCATTCTTAGTACCATATGATGTAAAAGTTGGTTTTTCAAAAGTACAGAAAAATAAATTTGTAA